TTTATTGATAGTCACGGACAGGTTTTTCAACATAAAAAAACTACACGCGCCAAGCTGACAACAAAGAAGATTACTAAAGTGTTACCTGCGGAGGGCATAGGTTGTGTATTAGAATTACAAGGTATAGCGCATAGATTTAAAACTATGATTCAGCCTCAAAGTTATCACCAATATGGTGGCGTTCTATACATGGATAATAGTTACTTATTTTACGGATACTACGAATATCCCCAGAAAGATACTTGGAGATTAGTATAGTGGCAAAAGCAGTAATTAGTAACAGAATATATATTGATAATCCTGGTATAGAGCATACTAAACACGTAATTAAGTCTCTTACATACAAAATACATAAAGACACTGGATCAAAAAAGTTTGCTAGTGTAGAAACAATTAAAAATTATAAGTCGTTAATCAAGGGTATTTTATCTATTCCTCAAGGTAGAACAGACTTAATTCCTAAAGATTACGAAATTATAGACAAACGAGTATTAGTACCAGTGCCTTTTCCCGACCCTAAGTTTGAGCTATATGAAGATCAACAAACAATCTACAATGAAGTAAATGATACTTGCTTTATAAATGCTTTACCAGGTTGGGGCAAGACATTTACAGCACTACACTTAGCTAGAAAGTTTGGGCAGAAAACATTAGTTATCACGCATACAGCTGCATTGCGAGATCAATGGGTTGAAGAGATTGAGACTTTATTTGGTTGTGAGTGTGGTATTATTGGTGGAGGTAGTCTAGATCATGAAGATCATTTTATTACAGTTGCCAATATTCAAACACTTGTAAAACATACCACTGAGTTAGCTAAAGAGTTTGGAACAGTTATCTTAGATGAGGCGCATCATTGTCCCGCAACAACGTTTGCTACAACAGTTGATAGCTTTTATGCACGTTACAGAATTGCCCTTAGTGGTACAATGATCCGTAAAGATGGTAAGCATATATTATTTAAAGACTACTTCGGTACTGTAGTGTTAAAACCACCTGCGTCTAATACTATACCTCCTACAATTCACATGGTAAAAAGCGGTATTAAACTTAAAGCTAATGTTACTTGGGTAGATAAAATTACTGATCTTACTCAAGATGATAAGTACAGACAGTTTATTGCAGACATAGCTAAGATGCATATTGCCGAAGGGCATAGTGTTTTAGTTATTGCTGATAGAGTAGAATTCTTAGAAAAGGTAAAAGAATATGTTGGTGAAAAGTGTTTGTTGGTTACTGGGGCAACCAGTTTTGAAGATCGACAAAAAGCCAAGGCTCAAATCCTTGCCAAAGAAAAAATGTGCATTGCTGGAAGCAGGCAAATCTTTTCAGAAGGAATATCAATCAACATCCTTAGCTGCGTAATATTAGCAGTTCCAATGTCAAATGATAGCTTACTAGAACAAATTGCTGGTAGAATTATGCGAATGCATGAAGGCAAACTAGACCCAATCATAGTAGACATTCAATTTGCTGGATACGCGGATAAAAAACAAAACACAGACAGGTTAGGGCTTTATCTACGCAAAGGCTGGAAAGTATTAGCCTAGATAAAATTTCACTTGTCAAATTGTATCCAAAATGGTATAATATTTATTAAGTTTTAGTATATGACCTTTTTCTTCAACCTTGAATTGCTTGAGTCCACAACACAGTGTGACTCTGTAAAATTAGTTGAAATTTTAAGACTGCATTTTATTAGAAAATCTATTCCTAAAAACCAATACAGTAAAATCAAACCGATTTTTAACTTAAACGGCAATAGTTTTCTAATAAACCCTGCTCAATTATTTACTGATACCAACACAGATATTGTACACAAAGCACAATACATACGATTAGCGGGGCGTAGAAATTACGCCATATATAAACATTACGATTACACATATCTAGACCTATCTTATTATTCAGATATAGATTTAAACGCAATAAAACCAAATCCGCTACTAAAAATAACAGAAAACAAAATTCACTTCAAATACGAGGAAAAATAAAAATGGCACTTAGTTTTAAAAACACCAAAGGTAAAGCACAATCAAACAAAGTTGATTCTTATGAATACAAAGATGGCGAAAATACAGTCCGCTTAATTGGCGGAGTTCTACCACGATATATTTATTGGCTGAAAGGCACTAACAACAAAGATATTCCAGTTGAATGTTTAGCATTTAGTCGTGAAAAAGAAAAGTTTGACAACGTTGAAAAAGATCATGTTACTGAGTATTATCCAGAAGCAAAGTGCTCTTGGAGTTATTCTGTAAATTGTATAGACCCTAAGTCACAAAAAGTTGTTGCTCTTAATCTTAAAAAGAAATTGTTTGAGCAAATTGTTACAGCAGCTGAAGATTTAGGAGACCCTACTGACTATGATACAGGTTGGGATGTTGTGTTTAAACGTGTAAAGACAGGCCCTCTGCCTTTTAATGTTGAGTACACACTACAAGTTTTGCGTTGCAAGGCTCGCCCATTAACTGACGAAGAGCGTGCTATGGCTGATTCCGCTAAATCTATTGACGAGAAATTCTCTCGCCCTACAGAAGCAGATGTAAAAGCCTTGTTAGATAAACTCACAACCCAGCAAGATGAAGATGGCGAAGCCCCTTCATCTGAGCAAGAAGCAGTCAAAGAACTTGGTTAAAAAACTTAAGCCCGCTAAACAAAATGCTTAGCGGGCTTTTCTGTCTTATAGGACAATATGAAAGTATTATTTACAGCCGACCTGCATATTAAATTAGGTCAAAAAAACGTACCTATTGAGTGGGCAAAGAATAGGTTTAATATGCTGTGGCAACAACTAGAAACACTACAAGGTGAGTGCGATCTTTTTGTAGTTGGTGGTGATGTTTTTGATAAACTTCCTAATATGGAAGAATTAGAAACATATTTTGATTTGGTTAATAGTTGTAAGATTTCAACAATTATTTATGCAGGTAATCACGAAGCAGTTAAAAAGGACACAACTTTCCTTACTAATCTAAAACAAGTTACGAATCGCTTAAATCCATTAGTAGAAGTTATTGACGACTACTGTAAAATAGAAAATATGGATTTTATTCCTTATAATAGATTAAAAGAATTTGAAAAAAATCCTTTCCAAATTCGTGGAAACATTTGTTTTACACACGTTCGCGGAGAAATCCCACCACATGTAAAGCCTGAAATGGACTTAGAGTTATTTGCTAGCTATGACGTTGTTTTAGCAGGCGATCTACATAGCTATGAAAATTCTCAAAAAAATATTATCTATCCTGGAAGTCCCGTTACTACTAGCTTTCATCGTGGGAATGTGGCTACTGGTGTTATTTTATTGGATACCCATAGCTTAGATCATGAATGGCGTGAACTACAACTACCACAACTTATTCGTCGTACAGTAGCTGTGCATGACCCTAAGCCGCAGACAGACTACGACCACACAATTTATCAAGTTGAAGGCGATATGCAAGAACTTGGTGAATTAGAAGACTCAGATCTAATTGATCGTAAAGTAATTAAGCGAGACACAGACTCTGCGCTAATTCTAGACAAAGAAATGTCTATGTCAGAAGAAATTCGTGAGTATCTAGCATACATTTTAGAATTGCCCGAAGATACTATAGAAAACGTATTAAAAGAGTTTCAAAATTATGCAGACAAAATTGAAACTGAATAGAGACTTTAATGATAACTATAAAACAACTACGATGGGCTAACGCCTTTAGTTACGGAAAAGATAATCAAATTGATTTTGTTTCAGCTCCACTTACACAATTAGTAGGTAAAAATGGGCACGGTAAAAGTTCTATTGCTTTAATACTAGAAGAAGTATTGTTTAATAAGAACTCAAAAGGTATTAAGAAAGCAGATATTCTTAATCGCCATATTAAAGATAAGACTTATAGTATTGAACTAGATTTTAACAGAGATGACATAGACTACACAATTAAGTCTAGTCGTGGCACTGCTCAAACCGTAAAACTTTTTAAGTCAGGTGTAGATATAAGTGCTCATACGGCAACCGCAACTTATAAAATAATTGAAGACATACTAGGGTTTGATCATAAAAGTTTTGCACAAATAGTTTACCAATCTAATGCTAGCAGTTTAGAATTTTTAACTGCTCCTGATACTGCCCGTAAAAAGTTTCTTATTGAAATTCTTAATTTAGGCAAGTATACTCGTGCTGCTGAAGTTTTTAAAGAAGTTTCAACACAACTTACTAAAGATATTGCTGTAGTGCAATCGCAAGTAAATACTGTGGCAAGTTGGTTAAATAAATATGAAAAAACTGAACTAACACTAAAAGAACTAATTGCAAGCCCAGAGTTAAATACTTTGCTAATAACAGAGGCGGCAGCTTTAGATTCTAGTATAAGCAGTATAGAGTCTACTAATAAAAAGATTTCTCAAAACAATACTTACAAGCAACTACAGTCAAAGATTACATTGCTGCCAATTCCAGAAAAGCCTGAAGAAGGCATGGAAAACTATCAAGCAGAAGTAGCAAAATTATCTAAAACAATTACTGATGCAGAGAGTTTTGTTAGAAAAATGAAAACTCTGGGTGGAACGTGCCCTACTTGCTTAAGTGACATTGATGAGTCTAAGGTTTCAGAATTAGTAGTAGAAAAAGAAACAGAGGCTGAAAAAGCTCGCTATGCTTCTTCTATGTACGACGTAAGAATTAATAATATTAAATATCAAAAAACAGCTTGGCAAGACGCCCAAAAAGCTCAGGAAGATTGGGAAAAGTATCATATTCTAATTGATACAGAGTTACCAGAAACATTATTAGACAAACAAACTCTACAACAACAATTTACAGAATTACAGAATTCAATTGCTGCTACTAAACGTAAAATCGTTGAAGCAGAGCAATACAACAAAGAAGTAACTGCACACAACACTAAAATAGATTTAGTATCAAAACAATTAGTTGAGATGAACCAAGAACTAGAGGTTTATAGTGGTAAACTGCACGAGTTAAGCGAGCGCATGAGTATTTTAAATGTTTTAACAAAGACATTTAGTACAACAGGTTTAGTAGCATATAAAATAGAAAGTTTAGTAAAAGACTTAGAAGAAATTACAA